CCCATAACCGACTCGCGACCACGACCGCCCCGCGTTTCCAGAGGTCGATTGCCGGGTCGATCAAGCTGCCTTGCTCGTCCTCGACCAGCTCGGCCAAGCTCCGCTCGCGCCACCACTTGATCGCGTTGCGTTTTGGGAAGCCGACGTGATCGACGCACACCCACTCGCTGATATTTTTCTTGGTGAGGTTGCCTTCGCTATCAGCAAGTTGGCAAACATAATCAATCCGCAACGTGTTCGGAAAGTCGGGTGCGTCGCGTTTGACGTGCCGGCTGAATGTCGCTGACTCGACCAAGTATTCGGTCGGCTCGATCTGTGACTCAAGAATGGCCGACGCAAGATCCGCGTTGGCATCGTGTCTTGGTTTTGCAGGCCATTCAAAGCCGCACTCCGTGCAGGTCTTGGCTTGAATCAGTTGAGGCTCGCCGCACGATGGGCATTCCTTCGATGGCATCCCGGCCATCGCGTCCCGCTTCTCTTTGATCTTCGGGATCCCGTAATCGTCGGCGTCGATGGGGCCGTGACGGGCAATGTTCTGGCCGAGGTCGAGCACGAGACAGTTTCCCTTGGACTCGTGAACACGGAATCCGCGTCCGCAAATCTGTGCGAACAGGCCAGGCGAAGCTGTGGCACGGAGGACGCAAATACAGTCGATCCGCTGTGCGTTGAATCCGGTCGTCAGCACGTCCACGTTGACCAGCCACCGCAGCGTCCCCGCCTTGAACATCGAGAGCAGGTTCGATCGTTCGAGCGGCATCGTCTCGCCGGTCACGAGGCCAACCCGTTCGCCTGACATCGTGGCCAGCACCTCGGCAACGTGCCACGCGTGCTTGACGCCGGAGCAGAACAGCAGCACCGAATGCCTGTCGGTTGTTTTGCTGACGATTTCTGCCACGGCTGCCGTCACGTTGTCTTCTGTGTCGAACAGCCGCTCGGAATCACCCGCGTCAAACTCTTGCGTGCGTGCCACGATCTTGAGGCCGCTGGTGTCGAGTTCGCTGGCCATCGGGCGGTTGATGATCGGGCACAAATAGCCCTCTGTCATCAGCCGCGAAACGCTGGCCGTGTAGGCAACTTTGGTCAGCAGATTCTGCGGACCACACAACGCTCCGCTGCCGGTGCGAAACGCGGTCGCGGTCAGGCCGCAGAACCGACTGTGCGGGCACAACGCCTTGAGGTCGTGCAGGAACGTGCGGTAGCGGCCCTCGCCGTCTGGAGGCAGAAGATGGCATTCATCCGCGATGATGACCTCACGCGAGCCGAACAGATGAGCCTTGTCGAAACAGCTTTGAATGCCCGCAAACACAATCGCGTGTTCCGTGTGTCGCTTGCTGAGTCCGGCAGAATACAACCCGACATCAACGCCCGGCATCAAGGCCCGGCACTCGGCCGCGTTCTGCTCGATCAACTCTTTGCGTGGGTGCAACACAATCACACGCCCGCCAGCGTCAAACGTTTTTTGGCAGAGTTGCGCAACGATGATCGACTTGCCTGAGCCGGTTGGCAACACGGCCACCGGCGAGTGGTCCCGCATGTCACGCCACAACGCTTCGGTCGCGGCGTCTTGATAGTATCGCGGGACGATCAGCGAAGCGACGGTTCCGAATGGGAGTTGCGAGGTCATTGAAATCCAGTCAGTCAGCCACTCGGCTGAGGAAAAACGGCGGTCTCTCCCGCCCGTCAAGCTCCGTGTCTTTATTGCGACGGCGCATCCCGGCTTCCCCGCGCCCAGTAGCGTCAGCCGTTATATTCCCACGGTGCCGCATTGCTCGCTGCGACCTGCGGCACACCCTCACTCGCTGGAGCCATCACCGGCACAGCCGGCACACCTCCGCTCGCAATCCGTCGCGGTTTCTTGAGCACGTTCTGCAACCCGCCGTCGTTGTCTTTCACATCGACGTAGGCCATGAACGGCACACTGATTTGACCACCTGGCCCGTTGAGCAGTTGGGTCGTGTCCGTCAACTTCAGCACGCCGATCGCTTCGCAGATTTTCTTGAGCATCTGCTCGCTCATCGCCTGGGCGGTCGGGTTCGGGTTCTTGATGTTCAGCCCCTCGAACAGTGTGCGGTTGCCATACTGGCCACCACAGACCGTCAGCTTGAGGTTGAGCCGTGTCCCGTCACCGGCCTTCGTCGGCTTGAGTTCCGCACCGGAAATCACGAGCCGATATTCGCCTTTCGGGATCACGTCGTTCTGGACTTTATTCGGATCAAAATCTAACGCAGCCATAAATGCCCTTTCGGAGCTTTTGCGAGTGCAGGTATCGACGCGAAAGCGTTGACCCGTTACCCCGCGACAGAAGGAACGGTTGGCGTGGTCGGCAGGTATTGGCCGATCAGCTCTTGATAGGTCGAGGTCTTGGACACTGGAATCTCTTCGGGCACATTCGCCAGCCGAGACTTCGCTACGTAGCCCGGACGCTTGGCAGTAAACAGCGACCGCTGACCGGCTTCGACTGCGACGTTTCGAGTGCGATTGAAGCCCTCATCTTTCGCGATGACCATAGTGCAGTAGTTATAGAAGAACACCTCGTCGCACCAATCACAGACCAGTGCAGAACTCTTCGCGTGCAGTCGCGGCGAGTAGAAGTTGTACGACTCGCCGAGCGGGTCGTTGAACTTTTCAATCTGACTGTGTGCCAACAACACGATCTCCAAACCTCGGTTGAGGTTCATCCATTCGAGAGCATTGAGGATCGCTTTCCAAGCGTCGGCGTACAGCCCGACGTCCTTGCCATACCCACGCTCTTGGTCCGTATAAACCTCGTTGACGTACTCGCAGACCAAATGGTGCAGGCCGTCGATCGTGTCGATCACGAGCGTGTCGAACGGGAGCGGTCCCTTCGCTGCCGCAATGCCAGAAATCAACGCCATCAGGCTCGGCGTCTTGCCTTCCGGAATCGCTTTGCGGCGGAGCATATCACCGAGCACGGTGACGATCGGCCACGCCGAAACGCCCTCGATATCGCGTAGCCCGTCCTCCGTTGTGATGAACGCCACACGGCCTTTCCAGCGTGCGCCCAACCCGGACTTCCCGACTCCCGGCTGGCCATAGATCATAGTTCGCCGTGCCCGTTTCGTCGGCGAATTCAGTAAATTGAAAATGCTTTCCATCTTTCCCCCAATCAAGCAAAAGGTCCGCCTTCCAGTACCAGCGACGCCGCTGGCTTCGTTTCTACTTCCCCACCACCACCCGCTCGCACTTCAAGCAGGTGCAGGCCACCTCGCCTCCAGCCTGCCGCACGCAGCGGTGCAGCCGCTTCTCGCCGCATTGTTTGCAATCGGCCCGCACCGTGACCGCCTGAGTGTCGTTTGTTTTTGGCGGACCAAGTCCTCTGTCGTCGTATTTCATGCGTTTTTTCTCCTCATAGCCAACAAATCATCCATCGCACTTCGTGCCGCACTGCTGCCGGGACTCGTGGCGAAATACTTCTCCCACAACACGGCGTCCGTCTCAGCGATTATCGCATCGCCGTCGTCGTCGAACCTGGCATCTTTGGTCGGCTTGGTCTTGTGAACTTTCCTCGCGTTCGAGCTGAATCCGTTTTTGTTCTGGCTCGCGTGCCTCCGCTGGATCGACTCGGTTACACCCCCCTGGTCGGCAGCCTGTGCGATTTGCTCACCGGCTGCGGCGCGAGTACGCATCAACTCCTCACGTTCTGGAGTCATCGGCGACGGAACAAGTGGTGACTTTCCGCTCATGTTTCCTCATTCCCAGTCTGCGATGCACGCTTTGATTTGATTCGCAAGTTTTTTGTAACACTTGGAATCAATCAGAACCAACTTCACGGTCGGGTAATACTTTGCCATGCGCTTCAGCTTTGTTTTGCTGCGAGCGTCCATCCAGCCCTTGACCTCGTGGTACTCAATTGAGCCATCGTTATTTGTGATCCGAAAATCTGGCAAATAGCTAACTGTTCCTCGTCGAACTTTGCCGAACCAAAAAGTCTCAGGTTCGTGCTCCCATCCTTTGATGTTTCCAATGGATTTCAGCCATTCGAGATAGCGTCCATAATTTGCCTCCCAGCGAGACCGGAAATACACACGTTGTCCACCAACAACTCTCCAGCCAGCTTTCCACGATCCATGAGTATTGAAAGGTGTGTTGTTCGCGGCCCGTGTTTGTGACGCTTTTAGCTTCATTGTTTGCTTCTGCCTTTGGCTTCTTGCAAGCCACGCCTTCGAGGACGCCACCGCTATTTTCGATATTGTGTCTGGTGTGTGCTTCAAACCAAGTGCGCCGCGCGGATGACCGTTGAGACGAATCCATTTCTTCATTCTCACGCTAATGGCAGCCTTCTGGTCCGGCGACTTGAGCAGCTTGCCTTGTTCGTGAAGCCCTTTCATAACGATAGATTGGTCTGGACGCTTCCTTCCTCGCTTGGTGATTCCCGCCGCTGCTTGAAAGCTCTTGTAAAACTCGGACGTGCGATCAAGTCGCAGCCCAATAGAAGCGGCCTTGTACCGAATCTCGGCCTCAGTCCTGTTCAACAACTTCGCACAAGCAAGTTTTCCGATCCTTGGATACGACTCATTCAAAGCGTCAATCTCGGCTTTCGTCCATCGCGGAGAGCTTGCGGCTTTGATTGCATTTATTCGGCGTTGTTTTGCGTTCATCGCAAGAGTGTCTAAGGTCTTCGTCATGTTGTCTACGTCAGGCTGTGCGACCGGCACTGAATCAACCCGAAACGTGATTTGCATTCGTTCAAGCTCCGTCGCCAGCCACGAACAATTCAAGGTCGGCCACCGCGTCCAGATCGTTCGCGACGCTCAGATATAGCGGTGACTCGACTTGCAGCGTCACCGTTTCGCTGTCGTCGATCGAAACAAACGCAACGCGAGTTTCGTCACCGATCAACAAAATCTGGCCAACCTTAATCTGCAAAAACATCTCGATTCCTTTCGATGGTTTTCCGCCCGATGTGCTCAACGTCTTCGGGTCCAGTTTGAATCTTCGGGCATGTGCCGATCAGTTCATCGCGGGCGATGTTCATTTCTTTGGGAGCTTCGATCCCAAGCCGAACCGAGTTCGGACTGATGCGTGTTACAGT